GTGGGGTACGCAGCGCGGATGAAGTTCACGTCCTTCGGCAGGAGGAACTCGTATGCGTTGGTCACCGGGTCGATGACCGCGATCGAGAACGTGGCGAGCCAGTCGGTCGGGAGGCTCATGTACGGAGTCCCGCTCGTCATGGTGCCCGTCACGTTCTTGCGAAGCGCGGGGATCTGGACGGTGTTGTAGATGCGCTGTTCCGCAGCCTTCACAAAGACAGGGATATTCGCCACGAACGACGACTCAGTCGATTCGCAGTAGTCCTGAATGGCCTGTGAAAGTTGCGTGTAGTTCATGACTTACCAGCCGTGCTTGAACTGCACCTTGGGGCTGAGGTTGATCTGCGAGGTGTACTGCTTGCCCTTCGTCGCAGCGCCGCCGCCACGCATCGTGGAGCGCGTGATGCCCTCATTCACACCCTTCGCCGGGTAGCCGTTCTCGCCCGTAGGCTCAGAGTTCTTCTTGATCTTGCCCGAGCCCTTCATGCCAGCCCCTCCCACGGGCCGGGCTACGCTGGTTCATGACCTTAGCCATGTTGCGCCCGTACATCTTCCGGTTATCCGAGGTCGGGCCACCCGCCTTCATACCCTTCACCCGGTTCGGGCCGTGGGCCTTGCTGGCGGGAAGAGCCGCATGTTTCTTGAGAGACATCGCCATTTTAATACTCCTAGGTCGTAACGACCGTCACGGTTCCAACATAGCCCTTCGGGGCCAGACTGTTCGGGGTCAGACCGTTGTCGATGCCGCTGGCACCGCCTACCGGGTTCCACCCCCACTCGATCATTCTACTACCACCCGCACCGTCATTGCCGGGCGCGTAGTAACTCGTATCCGGGCGCGGGTTCCGGATCGCCTGCGGGTCATCGACCGGGTAGAGGCCGAGTGACAACTGCGGATGATCCGGGTCCCAGCACGACTGACAGACCAAGATGTTCACGTTCTTGGTCTTGATGACGAGGCCCTTCAACTGTTTTAGTTTGTAGCGAAAACCACACCGATCGCACTCCGCGATGGCGTTCTTGCCGCTTGCAAACCTGTTCGACATCAGTAGAAACTCTGCCTCGGTACGAACCGCACGGGGGCCTTTTCCCGGTCCTCACCAGCCGCCAAGTCCCAAGCCTCGTCGTACTGGGCCTTGAGCGCCATCATCCGGGCATCCGCGCCGGGGATCTTCATGGACAGCATGTAGGCGAGTCCGGCGATCATGCAGGGCAGGAACCGGAAGGGGATGTCCTGCCCGTTGCTCCCGTTACCGACGTCGAACATCCGACGCAACCGCGTGTAGACGAGGGTATAGGTCGTACCGTTGTCGGGTTTCGGCCACACGACGAACTGAGGGTAGACCGGGTTGCCCGTCGAGTCCGTAGCCCCTGTACGTCGATCGATCCAGATCTGGATCGGCCTGCCCGTCGCGTTCTTGTTTGGAATGGCGAGGTAGGTGCTGGAAGAGATACGGCTGATGTTGATGTCGATCTGGTTCGTGCCTGACCCCGTACGGACGACGTGGTCAAGAAGATCAACCGTGTCCACGGGTAGGTCGTAGGTACCCGTGTTGTAGGTCAGGGCATGAGTGCCCTGCTCCAGTGTCCACAGGTTTACGCCACGGTTCGCCCAGTCCATGAGGAGCAGGTTCAGACTCCGCTTGGCAGTCCGGAAGTCGTAGCCCGTCCGAAGTTCAGCACCACAACGCTCAAACGCCTCTTCGATGATGGCGTTCAGGTCGAGGTTGAAGTCGGTCGAGGCTGTCGTTTCGTAGGTCACGATTTCTTACTCTTTGCCCGCTTGGCGGAAGCGGCGCGTTTTATCAGCAATGCCCTTGGGTTGTTGCACAAATTGCTTGCCTTGCGCCTTGCCTTTACGCTTGGCGGCGGAGGTTCGGGCATACTCGGCAGAGGAAAGGCTCTTGATAGCAGCCTCTGGAAGATACCTCTCACCCGTGTCAGAAGAGCGCTTACCACTTTTCGTTCTCCACTTCTGCTGAGTCCACGCCTTGAGCGATTTCTGGGGCGTTTTCAATCGCGGTACCCGCCACCCTTGGTCTTGTACTGCTTCGCCAGCAACTGTGCCTTGCGAGCGGACCACTGTCCTGCCTTCGTACCCTGCACGGCACGGGACTTGATCGACTTGAACAGGTTCTCACGCATACCGGGCTTCGTGTAGTTCCCGGCCTCGTTGACCTTGCTCTCGCCGCCCTTGCTGAACGTCTTGATCGGCTTGCCAGTACCGATCACGGGCTGGGAGTCACCACGCCGTTTGGCACGGGGGATTTTGCCCGGCGCGATGACTCCCATACCACGTGAAGGTTTCATCAGACGAACTTGCCCTTGGTCTTGCCACGCATCTCGCAGCCACCGCCACGGACGGAGCCACCTTTGGCGTACTTCTTGACGGAGCCGCCAGAGGATTTACGAGACACCACAGTCTCGGTCCGCTCTACCATATCGCGCCCCTTTTTCGGAGTATATGTGCCAAGCGCTCTACCCATACCTTTGTATGGCGGAGACCTATCTTCTGGGTGGATCAAGTACTTCGAGTTATTCTCTTCGTCGTGGCCGATAATAGGCTCTCTAAACGCCCTGCCGCTTCCACGATAGGGTCCTTTCTTGCCCGCCACAACAGCATTATTACGGATCCTGACGATCTCTTCGTAAGGTATGCCAAGTTGCTTAAGAAGATGGGCCTCTTTCGGGTCACGCGGGTCAAAGGCCTTGTAGCCTCTGGCCGCTGCCTCTTCGTCGCTCATCTCCCTCTTGGATGTCGGACGCTCAGGCACAGCGCCCACCGCCTGCCATCTTGATCATCTTGCCACGGGTCTTACCCTTGGCCTCGCAGCCGCCGCCACGGACAGCACCGCCCGAGGCCATCTTCACGACCTTGGCTTTGGTCTTACCCTTGTGGGTCACACCATCAGCGCCTTTCTTATACATCGTTGGATCTCCTGAATTTCTTGATAATAGATTGAACGGTATCGGTCTCGTAGATGCGAATGCCAGTCCACAAAATAGTGAAGAGCGCAGCGACTGAGGGAAGCATATCGAACAACGCTCCAAGCATCGTGAAAACGGAAATCGCATCAAGTCCGGCTTTTAAGACTTCGCCTGTTTCGTGCTTCATGTCAGCAGTTCCAAGCACGGAGCGACTTGTTGATCCGGCTGTTGGGGTCCTTTGCCGTCTTGGCGCTCGTTAGTTTACTCTTCATGCCTTTCATCCGGGCACAGAATGAGTCACGGCGAGAGCCACCTTCAGGCTGCGGACGCTTCAAGCCGGGCTTGCCGGGGTTCGCCTTGTTGTAAGAAGCCCTGCCTTTGGCGTTCAAGCCTCCAGCAGGGTTCTTCCCTTCCTTCCTTTGCCAAGCAGGTGACTTAGCCATAGAAGATCGTGACCTTCGCGGAAGTCGGCAAAGTGACGTGGATGCTGTCGTAGAACAGGATCCCTTCGCCGGGGATGAGGTTGGAGAAAGGGTTGTTCGTGTTCGCAGGGACGTTGAACTGCATCCGAACCGGACCAGTCGCACCGCCATCACGGAACACGAAGTCACCCGCAGTACCGCCCGAGAGGCCCTGATAGCCCTTCAGACGGTACCGCCCAGTCACCAGCGTCCCCGTAGCCTCCGTATGGGCGGCTAAGACGTCTGTTTGCGTGGACATGTTAGTCCTCCGAGATTAGACAGAAGCCGGGATCTGCGAACCGTCCGACGCCCGCTGCGCGTAGACAACCGTGATGATCGCACGGCCCACACCAGCCGCTGCACCAACCGCGTAACGCGACCAGAGCGGCGTATCAGCAGAAGTCGAGGTCTGCCACGCAAGTTGGGTCGTAGCACCCGGAACGACGACCTGATCGACCACGATGTCGATGATCTGAGCGCCCTGCGGCAAGTTGCCGAACTGGACATCGACGTTGCCGACGCCAGCAGTCACGACGCCCGTGTCATAGGACTGGGAGAGGACGACGACACCCGTATTGCGGCCAGCGGCCACGGTGCCATCTTTGACAGTGCCCGAGCGAAGCGGGCCAGAGAAAGTCGAGAAAGACATAATAAGACTCCTTTTGCACAAGTTGCCGTACTGTCTGTGCAACGTCTCCTAGGCGAGTCAGTACGGCGGGGGTTTACCTAGATCTGAACGAAGGTCAAGCGGCCTTGCGCTTCGACCACACCGACCACGCGGCGACAGCCAAGGTGGCGAGGGCACCCGAAACGGCGAGAACCGTCTCCGAGTCCACCACACCCTTGGCAACGAAGAACCCGCCCACCGAGGCAGCGAGAGCGCGGACGATGCCTGCAATCTGTTCACCAGTCATGTTGTACTCCTGTAAGAACAAAAGAGGAAGAGGGGGCCGAAGCCCCCTCCCCCGGATCATCAGGCCGAACCCGGCGAAGCGAACATGCCGAGCGGATCGGACCATCCGAACGAGTAACGCTCGCGGCTCTTGTACCGCACGTTGCCCGTGTCGAAATCGCCGTCCATCGAGTTCGCCAGCGGCGTACGGACGAAGTGCTTCATGCCGTTCGGAACGTCGGTCGTGAGGAACCAAGCGTTCGTATCGGTCAGGAAGTGGTTCACCGTGTAGCCACCGGGGATCGAACCCATCGCCTTCAGCGCGTTGATGTCGTTGTCGGTCGTACCAACACGGAGTTCCGTGTCGAGCAGTCGCTTGGCGACGAACATCAAGGACGGCGGGACGATGAGTTTGCGGGGCTTCGCAGCGATGAGAAGCCCACGCTCGTCGGTCCAACCTGCGATCTGGATGACCGCAGCCTCAAGCGAGGTCTCGTTGAGGTCAGCAGCCGTGAGGCGGTTGCTGTTGGTACCGCCGGAGGTGAGCGGATGCGCCGCCGAGAACAGCGGAACGCCGTCACCGCCAGTCTGAAGGGCCGAAAAGCCGTAGTTCAGAACGGAAGCCGCCTTGACCTGCTTCGTGTACGCCATTGCACGGGCAAGAGCCTTGGTGTAGCGCTTGCTGAGCGAGTCGTACAGGTTGTCCTCAACAGCCTCTTCCGTGAGGGAGAAGCCGAGAGCGATCGTCTCATGGTTGTAGCGGGCAGTCCAAGCCTCCTGCGCATTGTCGTACGCAATCGCCTGACCTTCCTGCTTGACCGGAGCCGCCGAGAAGCCCGACAACTTGGTCTCTTCTTCAAAGGAACGCTCGGAGGTCTCAGTCTCGTAGATCTCCTTATGCTCCTCGCCGTACTGCTTGTACTCCAGACCGAACAGAGCGTTCAGACCGGGCAGCAGTTCCTTCAACAGTTGTGCGCGTGAAATAGCCATTTTCTACTGCTCCTTAAGCCGTGACGCTGCTGTAGTAGCCGTGGGTCAGGACGTTCATCTTGACCAGAATCTCCGGATACACAGTGAAGAGGATGGTGGACGCCGCCGGGATCGCCGTGACACCGCCCGGAACCGCAACCGCCGCGTTGAGCGTGACCGAAGTCGCACCCGCCGAAGCGCCCGCAGTCACGAAGGACGAGGTCTCGATGATCTGGCCGTTCGACGCAAGGTACGACACGCTCGCACCAACCGGGATCGCAGCCGAGAGGCCCGAACCAGTCAGAGTGATCGCCGTGCCCGAGGACGAACCCGTACCCGTGGCAACCGAAGCGGTATCCTCAACCACACCGACGCAGCGAAGCGGCAGGAGGGTCGAAACCGGGGTAGCAACCGGAGCGAGGACAGCGTTGGCCGAGTTGCCCGTGTTGAGGCTCGACGCAACAGCCGCGTTGTCGATAGCCGACAGGTTAGTGCCGACCAGCGCCTTCGCGCCCGAAGCGAGGACCGTCGTAGCCGAGCAGACAACCGCCTTGAACACCGTATCCGGATCATCCACGACGTAAGCAA